CAGAGGCGAGAACGCGTGCGGCGATCGTCCCGGTCGAGTCGATGATCGCGCCGTTGCGCGGGGAACCTCGGGTCAGGTTGTTCGGGGTCACCAGCCAGCGGTAGCGCTGCGGGTGGATGTAGGTGGAGAACTGACCCCAGGCTTGCCACCACGACCATCGCTCGGTCTTCAGCCCGGCCAGCTCAGACTCAAGATCAGTCCGCTCTTTGCGTTTGTCACTCATTGCCCGAGCAAGCTCTTCCTGGCTGTTGGCGCGGCGTTCAGCGCGCCCTGGCCTGAGGTCATGATGGTGCCGGCGTAGCCGGACGAGGCGGAGCCGCTGGCCGTGCCGGACGGCCGGGCCGAGCCGGAGGCATAGGTGGGGGTGGTCGGCAGCGGATCGGCCTCCTTAACGGCCGCGGTCGTGGTGGTAGAGGAGGAACCGAACATCAGGCGGCCTCGACTTCGTCAAAGGGGTTGTAGTCGGACTGGACCAGCCGGTCGGCCCGGTCCTCCAGGCGGAGTTGGGGCACGACCGGATAGGCGAAGGTGATGGCGAGGGCGTCGGCCAGGTCGGGCGAGGCCAGCCCACGGGATTTCATTGAGTCCTTGGACTCAAGCAGGATCTCGTTCCGGGGGTTGAAGCCGTACTCGGGGCCGGACAACTCCGCAATGAGCTGGGGTTCATCGAGCAGGGCCGCGCCCGGCAACCACTCCTTGACCGAGCCCCAGATCTCCGCGCGCTTGTTCGCGTAGCGGATGCCGCTTTCAGCGGCCCCGAAGTTGTTGTCGGACTTTGCCCCGAACTGGACCTCGATCACGGGGACCCTCAGTTGGCGAAGCCGGTCGATCACGCCGCCGCCGACACCACCGCCATCCACGAAAACCGCGTCGGCCCGGTGGCTGAGATAGGCCGTCGCGACATGCCCGGCCAGGGTCATTGTATCGATGCCCCGGAAACGCTGCGGAGGAGTCGATCGGCCGTCTCGACCTTTTCGGAAAAAGATAACGGATTCGTCGTCACCAAAACGAGCCACGTCAACCCCGATGATGAGGGCGTCAGCATTTCGGTCAGGAACCGGCCGTCGCGCAGCCTCACGGACGATCTCGGGGCTGATGAACTGGACTGTGCCGGTGCGGGGGAAAACCCCGCGAACACGGATTCGGACGAAGTCGGAGTCCTCGCCATAGTCATCGATCCAGTTCTGGGCTTCGCGGGCGTCGGTGAAGGAGACGGTGCGGGAATCGACGGCCCGCGTTCGCCAGCGGTTTGCGAAGCGGCCGCCGGGAAAGCACTCGCGGAACCGGCCGGTCGGCGCGTTTGGGTTGCCGCAAACCAACCAAATCCGCTGGGTGTTCGCGTCGGTCATGCAGCCGTCGCCGGCCTCCCAGATCCCGTCGGGGATCACGGCCGCCTCGTCGAACACGATGAGAAGGCGCTTGCCCTCGTTGTGAAGGCCCTGGAAGGCGACGATGTTGTGCTCGGACCAAGGGACCATGTCGATGCGCCAAGTGCGCTCTCGGTCGGGGTCTCGGGAGAAGAGGGCAGTGGCGGTCAGGCGGAACAGCTCCCGCCCGATGAACATGTGGAACCACTTGCCAAGTTCGGCCCAGGTCTTGGTCTTGAGCTGGGTCTCAGTGTTGGCGGTGATGACGCCCTTGGTGTCCTCGAAGGTGGTCATCGCCCACAGGATGATGATGGAGACTACGCAGGACTTGCCGACGCCATTGCCCGAGACCACGGCTTCGCGGATGGCCTCCTCGGGGGTCAGGAGGCCCCGGCCGATGGAGGTGAGGAGCTCGACCTGCCACGCCTCAAGCTGACGGGTGGCCAGCGGGCCGGGCTCCCCCCATGGGAAGGCCCAAATAGCAAAGCCGAGGGGATCGTTGCTGAAGCGGGCCAGGTCCTCGAGGAGTTCGTCGCTCATCGCGCGATCAGCCAGATGAAGGCCCCGGCCAAGGCCATGGTCAGCCCCGCGTACGCGACATGGCCGAAGGTCACGACCTCGTTCATCGGCGGACCTCCGTGCATGTGCCGTCGATGATCGGCCCGGCGTGCCCCTTGCCCCTTGCCCCTTGCCCTGAGAGTGAGGGGGGTCCCTCGACACTCAGGGACCCCCCTTCGATCGCGCCGCTCGGGAGGCATGAGGGCACGGCCGCTCTCTCTCGGGCCGCCCGAAGGCGGTCGCCGAGGTTCACATTCACATTGACGTTGGTCGTCTTCGAGGCCGGGCCGTGCCCCGTTCGGTCGGCCGCGAGCTTCAGCAAGTCGTGCAGCTCGCCGTTGGCGAAGGTCTCGGGCGCGGTTTCGAGCCGATCGGCCATCACGTCGGCGGCCTCGACCGCCAGCGTCGCCATCCGCTGCTGGAGGTCGACCGTGGCCTCGCTGCTGAGCTTGGTGTAGTGGGCGACGAGTTCCTCGAAGGCGGGGTCGCTTCGCAGCACGCTGATTCGTGAGGGGGTGTAGCCGCAGACGAGCGAGGCTTCGAGGGCCGACATCCCGGTCGCGAGTGACCGCGCAAGCGCGTGGTGGCGGGAGGAGATCCGCTGGACGTGGCTCGGGGCGATGCCGCGCTCGACGCTCAGCAGGGCAAGGTCACTCTCGCGAAGCTCGCGGACGACCTCCGCCTCGACCGACTTCGGCGCGCGCCCACCCAGGTGAATGTCGAAATCGAGGTCCATTGAGCCGAAGGGCCTTACGGTGGGGTTCAGGGAACGGGCGAACTCAGGGCATCGTTATCATGCCATACGTACCCATAAGAGGCAATGACCCATCTCCTCAGATCACGCATATGTGATTTGTGGGCCACGGTGGGGTGACGTATGATTGGGTTCATCTCAAAAGGAGTATGCAGATGACTGATGAAGAACTTAGCTGGGTGGCCGGTATTCTCGAAGGCGAAGGATCTTTTTCTTTTGCGAGGATAACTAAAGCCGGTAAGAAGACGAGACGTAAACTTCGAATTAGGCTCTCCATGACAGACTTTGACATAGTGAATCGTGTGAAGATGCTTGCGGCCCCTCATGCGAGGATTCTTCTTGATGAACGATCAACTCAGACTTTTAAGGATGGATATAAGCGCAAAGATACCTACATCCTAACGATCGAGGGTTTTGCTGCTGAAGGCGTGATGAGAGCAATCTTACCTTACATGGGCCATCGTCGAGCTGAAAAGATCATTGAGTGTCTCGCTGGCTGGAACGATCGCCTTGGCCCCGTATGGACCCCGCCGACCGAGAAAGACAAAGCCGAAGCAACCGCTTTGCTCGCCGAACTTGGACTTGAGTGAAAGATCCATACCCTCATTTTAAACCTCTCGAATTTGCGGATGGTGTGTAGTGGCGAGGGGATGGTGGGTCTCGACGGGGTGGGGGCACCCAGGGGGTGGGGTCGGATTTGTGCAAGGCTCGCTTGAGGGGTGGAAGGGTACAGGTGGGGCGGCTGGGCGAGGGGATGATCGGGGCGCGGGGTTGGGCGCGTGGCGCGCAGGGATGCAACGCATCTATGGGCCCGTGCCGGGGCAGGCGTGGCCCGTGGTGCGTCGCGTACGCGCGGATGGATGATTGGCCGGGCCGCCGACGGGCGCACCCACGGGGCCGTGACGCGGTTCCCGCCCATACTCATTCCCAGGGCATAAGTATGGGCGTGGCGCCTGGCATGGGCTCAATTCCGCCCATTGCCTGGCATGTATGGGTATGGTCCAATCGTTTTTTTTTGTTTTAGTTCACATTTATTTTTTTTTTTTTTTTTTTTTATTTGAAATTTTAAGAAATTTTATTGCTCACCCGAGTCGCAATCGACCGTACCACAGCATGTTAGGCAATGGGCGCAAATGGGGCCATGTCAGGGCGTTTCACGCCCAATCACACGTCCGGAGCCGGCCCATACCCATTCTTTCGGAATGAATATGGCCCTTCGGCTCACGCCATCCATCGCCCCGGCCCGAGCCATGCGTTGCCCGCATACCAGCCATGCGGAATTAGCATTTGCAACCGGCCCCGGCCTCGGGCAGAATTGCAGCCATCGGACATCGCCCCATCGGCCCGCGCCAAACCGCCCCGGCAACATGGCCTCGCTTAGGATCGCGACAGCCCGACGAACGCAACACAACACGGAGTCACCACAATGCAATCACACAGCCATCCCGCGTTTCACCACGGCCAACTCGTCCAGTCCCCCGACGGCGATGTTCACGTTGTGTCGTACCAGCGCGA